TGAAAACGTTCCAAGAGATGCCACAATAATCGCGTTTTTTTGTTTTTCAACTATGCCACGAATAGCTTCTCTATCAATTGTATCTGTTTCTCCGGATACAAAAAAGACTTTCCTGTCCTCATCTACCCTTTCTTCAATTAGATCAAATAGGGGTTTACCATGTTTTTCTACGTAATTAAAAAGAACAAGCGTATTACCTTTCTGGTCTACCGCTAAGTTCCGAATGAATTTATTCCTGCCCACGTGTGATACGATGTAGTCGATCTCATCCTGATATGTTCTCTTACCAAATTCTTGACGTACTTTCTCTGCATAGTCAAGTATGATTCGTTTAATTTCGAGCCTTGCAAGTGTATCGTCATCTTGTAATTCTCTTGTAGTGGTGACCTTAAAAGTTCTACCGAAGAGTCCTTGTAGGACCAGCTCATGTGTTTGAGTTCCATCTAATGTTCCTGTTGTTCCAAATCGATAAGATGCTTTGGTACACTTATTCATAATTGTCATAAGAGATTTAGATTTAAATCCATGACATTCGTCACCAAAGACAGCAACAAACTGTTCGAACCATGGTTTGGGTAATTTATAAATTGATTGCCAGGTTGAAATAACTATACGTTTATCTGTATTCTTATCTTTGCCGGAGTATATTCTATGGCAATTATTTTCTACGTCATATCCATAATCTTTAAAGTCTTGGTATAATTGTTCTACCAAACTAGTAGTAGGAACAATAATTAAGATATTTCCAGACTGTTCAGTTTCAATCCATCTCATCAGCAAATAAATGATAAATGATTTGCCTGATCCGGTAGGCGATAATAAGATTGCTCTTTTCTTTTCTAAGCCGTGTTTTACAGCAACCGTTTGATAATCGCGAGGGTTAAAAGGAAGAAGAAGAGATTCACAAAAAGTAGTAATATCTCTACCATCTATTTTATCCTCTTCGTATGGTAATCCGTAATTAGTTTCAATTGGTTCAATTATATAATCTCTGGATCTACTAAATTGTACCAAATGATGAATTAATCCTGCAGGAAGCTCACCTGTATTTCTATTATACAAACGAATCTTTCCATCCCAAACTCTGTTACGGTAAGCCGGCATGAATCTATATCCGGGAACATAGAAACTAAAAAACTCGTTTAGTTCTTGTGCAGTACCGCTTTCACATTGGATATGTAAGTTAGCGTGGTCTAGCTTCCGGACTGAAATTTTTTCCATTCGATCATATTCTTTATTGTTTGGTGTCGCCAAGTAATATTACTTATAATCTCTGTAAGTGTATCAATTACGGTTTTGTAATACTGAATTTTCTCTTCGGATTTTTGAATTTCAGGATCGCTATCATAATAATAATCAAGCTCACCTTTAAGTATTTTAAGACCGTTAAAAGGATCAGGCGTCCAACCAAGTTCCGATACGGCTTCTTGATCCATCTTACCATTATAATATAACCACTTCTGTTTGAGTAAAGTTTTCTGAGAAAATTCAGCACGCTTCAACTGTAGTTTAACAGTCGATAATAGTTCTAAATATTTTGCGTGAAGAATAGGTGCTTGACGTGATGATTCATCAAGTTTCATTTCATCAATCATACAGTCTTCTTTCCACATGTCGTGGATGCTTTTCAAATCAATCATTATATACTCCAATAATAAAAATATTTATATCGCTTGTCTATTCACAGTAATTGATGGTGATCCGTCTACATTTGTTGTATAACTTGCACCTGACATCTCAAAGTAAGAAAATCTAAATGATGCACCAAAAGAAATAAATGATTCCCCGCCGGTTGTAGATTCAAATTGTATATCGGTAAGTGATACCGGAATACTGTCTATATATCGAATCGTTTTAGTTGTATTATTATGGCTCGATAGAATAGATAACGTAATATCTGCCATAGCTGGTGGTTGATTATTTGTTCTTTGTACCGGTGATACGTTCTCAATATCTAGATTTCTTCTCATCCAGGAATACATTTCATCATAAGCTTTCATATCCTCATCAAGTATAATATTGGCTTGCATTTCATTAAATGTTAACTTATCACCTATAAATGGAACACCTGTTATTCTTTGATAAGGAACTTCAACCGAATTCATAATCATACCTGGATGGGTAAACGCTTGGCAGAAAAATTCCAAGTTAGGATAGTTTTTTCTGTCAATACTTAACTTAAATGAGGTAGGTTGTAAGTAGTTGAAATTTTCTGTTAAGTTTGCCATATCACTATTTATACAAATTTAAAGATAAAAAAAGGGTGGCCGAAGCCACCCTAAAAAGTTTATTAACTTTTTCTTATGCGCCAAGAATGTTATCGACGCGGAAGATACGGTAGTATTGGTTGGACTTGACAGTGCCAAGACCGTTGTTCGAGATCGCGCCAGGTACGTATGGGTTTGCAGCCATACCATAGCGAGTCTTAAAGCCAATCTTCGGCTGGAAAGTATCCTCACCAACTGCACGTACCATTGTTAACGGAACGTACGGGCAGTAGAATACACCAGCGTCATACGGGTTAGTACCCTTATAACCTACGTTGATGTAGTCGGTGTTTGCATACGGGTCAATGTAGACGCGCATACGACCGTTCAGAACACCAGCGAAAGTGTTGCCTGTGTCATCGACGTTCAAGCTTGTGCTCATTGCCGGAGCATAATCGAGCATACCAGAAGCAGAAAGTGCAGAAGCTACGTCAGAGGAGCAGATCATGAAGTTACCTTTACCTCTACGTGTTTCTTTAGCAATTACGTTGGCTTCTCTTTCGATCTGAAGAATCAGACCCTTGAACTTTTCAACAGACCAACGGCCATCGGCGTCAGTTTGTACGTCGAATACACCATTGATAGCAGTGTTAGTTTGAAGTGCGCCAGTCTTAGCTTGCGAGTTAAGAGTACGTACAACTTCACGGTTAATTTCAGCCAGGATCTCAGTTGAGAGAATGTTAGCCAGCTCTGTCTCGGCGTCAAGACCGTGGATTGCTTTCAGGTCTTGTGCGAGTTCTAAGCTGTATTCTGCCTTCAGAGCACGTGACTTAGCAGTAACAGTCTGCTTTTCGATGGTGAAGCCCATCTCTTGGAAAGCAGTGTTGTCAGAAGAACCAAGTGCTTCTGCACGGCCTGTGGACATACCGCCAGCAAAGATGTCGGTAAGACGCTCAGAGTCGATCGAAGAATCGCCAGAGACATCACCTGCACCAGCGGAATCTGCAGTAGCGAAACCGGATGCATCATCCGAATCGTGAGTGCCTGCCGAATCACCAGAGAACCGAGTCTCTGCTTCGTTGAACAGTGCTTCACGGTTAGAGGTGCTACCACCGCCGTAGCGTGACTTCATTGCGAAGATCAGGCCAGTCGGACCGGACATCGGCTGAACACCACAGATGTCGTATGCCATCAGGTTCGGCATTGCACGACGTACGAGTGCGATCAGGATCGGGTTCCAGTTATCAGCAGCACCGCCAGAAGCAGTGGTGCCAGCGGCAGCATGGTTGCCTGGAGGACCTTCCATGAGCGACTGCTCACGAAGTGCTTGCTCTTGGTTTTCCAGAATAGCAGCAGTAACTGCTTTTCTGTGATGATCTTTAATGGTACCAGCAGACTCTTCATTCAGTACTGGTGCCCACTTTTCTACGAGCTGGTCGTAAGAAATAACGTTATGCATCGATTGAATCTCCTATTATTTTTTCGATGTTTTGTTTAAGGCATTAAGGTATTGAGCCATGGAACCAGAAATTTCAACGGTATCGCCGTCGTCATCGTCTGACTCAAAGTCTGCTGACTCAGATACGGACTTAGTAGTTTTTGTGAAATATGATTCTTTAACGGTTGCAACTTTTTGAGCAAAAGTTTCTTCGTTATCAAAATCAATATCATCTACTAAAGACTTAAGTTTTTCGACCTGGGTGTCAGCTAAATCACGGGATGCTTCTTGAATAATAGCTTCACGCTTATAAGCTTCTAACTCTTCGGCCATTTGGATAGCACTTGCTGTTGTGTTGTTCAGGCTTTCTTCAAGCTCTGCTACTTGATCAGCAAGATCGTCTACTAGGTCGACTTTGGACTCAGGTACTTCAATGTAAGACTCTGTGAACAGATTCTTCAGATTGCCCATAAAGCTTTCTGCAATTTCAGTACGTAAGCCAGTTTGGACGGCCAACTTATTGTCTTCCATCCATTGCTCAACTACGTAGTTAAGATAGCTATCTACTTTCTCTACGAGATCCTCTTTGGTAGAATTGATTTCTCCCTCGAGCTCTTCGTTATACTTTTCTTCAAGACGATCAACTTCTTCAGCAAGCTTAGACTTAATTGCTGCTTCAAAAATAACTGCAGTCTTCTCTTTAAACTCTTCGGAAAGAGTTGCTTCATTTTCCATGATAGCATTGAGATCTTCAGAGAAATCTGCTTCGTACTGCACTTCCTGTGCTTCTGTTACCTCAGAACCTTCTTCAACAGATTCGGCCATTGCCTTAGTTAAAAGGCCTTTTAACTGCTCTGTATTCATGTTGTTCATTTTACCGTACATAGCATTAATCATGCCAGCTTTGGTACCAGGTAACTTTTGCATAGGCTCAGACGTACCTTTATCGCCTTTGCGTTTCTTTGCTGTTGCAGTTGCGTCACCTGCTTTATCAACAGATGCTACAGACTGAGCTTCAGCATTCTTCGGATCGTGACCTTGTGCTTCCATGATTTCATTCTCGTCATCATGGAGTTCAACGTCATGATCGATTTGATTTTCATCAGTCATCATTGACTCCTTTTACAATTTTGTTTTAAGTAACGAGAGGAAATTCTTGAACTCACGAACCTGTGTCTCATAGAGATTAGCACGAGTAGCTTTTTTAATTTCAGTCTCCATTTTTTCAATTGCCCGTTGTTCGATAATGCCGTTATTCCAAACCCATTCAACACCTTCCATAACTCCATTAACAAAAGCGCTAGGTGCGGATGGATCTTGCACGATATCAACCGCGTTAAGAATAAAATCGTCTTTGACGATCATTGCGTCATTACCTCGTTGCAGGCTTCCCATACCACGAGTCGAAACACCTAGTTTGACACCGCCATCGAGTAAGCCTTTTACAACTTCACCCATAGGAGTATTCAAAATAGTTGCTTTGCCCATAACATTGTTACCTGACCAATCCAGGTTTTCAATCTTATGAGAAACTTTATCTAAATTAACGGTAGGTCCTTCAGGATGATTTAATTCACCAACCGCACGTCCTGGTACAACTTGCGTTGTATTATATGCATCAACTGCCTTCTCCATGACCGCGCGTGGATATATTCTACCGTTACGATTTTTCTGTTCGGCTGACATGAACACACCTTCAATGGCATAGTTCTTTTTACCGTTTTTATCTTCGGTAATAAATTCTAAATCATTTTCGGTATATTCAGATATCAGCTTCATTTTTTATATGCCTTTATAAATTCTTTGGCAGCTTTTTCTGCCTCTTGTTTAGAACGATATTGATCTAACCGATCTCCATCTACGTAAGTAACAAAACCATTCCGTTCTTTGTAAACTTGTATCTGGATTTTACCTTGTTTCTTATTGACCATTAATTGGCCTTCAGGTTTTCTTCCAGTAAGTTCTCTTAAATCGTTAAATGTTTTCATTTGTCTTACTAACTATTATTTATAATTTTATTATTTTCTACTTATTTAAAAATTATTCTTCGTCTTCTGTTTCCTCAGACTGATCATCTGCCTCATCGTCAACTTCGTATCCGTCCTCTTCAGGATCTTGATCGTCGGAAGACTCATCAGATACTTCTTCGTCGTCTCCGTCCAGGTCCAGTTCGAGTTGTTCGTCTTCATCCTCATCTCCTTCCCCATCTTCAACTCCATTGTAGATTTGATCTGCTAATCTAATTTTTTCTTGATCCAATACATCGTTTAGTTTAAGAGTCATAATGTCGACAAAATTTCCATTCGCGCTTGTATAATTTTGGTCGATCGTATTTTGAATCAGATCTTGGATTGGATTGGCTTCTGCTACTTCACTCATAATTTATTCTCCTTGAGCAACTGGTTTTAATTCAAATCTTTGAGCAGCTGGCTGCTGTTCTTGTTCTTGTTCTTCTGGCTCTTCTTCTTCTTCTGTTTCGCCAGTAATTTCTTTATTAATTTGTTCAATGTCCTCATCAGTAAAATGAAGAACATTCTTTTGAATCCATTCTTTCGAGAAGTATTCACCTACATAGTTACTGATTTGATCAAGAGTCTGTAGTTTTTCTCTTAGTAACTCTGCGTCTTTTAATTCTGTAAAGTGGTTGTCACGAACATAGTCTACAACAATATCATTCTTCATTGTATCCCAATCTTCTTGGGTAATAATACCTTTGAGGATAAGTTGTTTACGAAGAATATCATAAAATAAATGTGCAAACCTGCGACGTAGTCTATCAATAAACTTTTGGAATTTTAATTCATCCCGCGATATCTCTGTTGACCGTCCAAGACTAAATTGTGCTTCTTGTTCAAGACGATTAATTGGTACATTGAGTGAACGGTACATTCTCTTTTGGAAATAAACAATATCGTCTATCTCACCTAAATTTGCACCACCCGGTAACGTACTAATTTCGGTACCACGACCACCTTCACGTCTCGGTAACCAGAAGTCTTCAATCATTGACTGGTGTTTACGATCATCTCTAATTTCACCGGTCTTTGCATCATATACTAGCTTGTTGCGGTAACGAGCCATAATATCTTTCATATATTGTTCGGCTTTACCACGTGGCATATTACCAACATCGATATAGAACATACGACGTTCTGGTGCTCTTGCCAACCTGTAAATAACCAAAGAATCTTCCATCATTCTTAATTGGTTAATTGGCTTCAAAGCCTTATGTAAGTATGAAACGACTCTTTTTCTATTTTCATCGAGAAGGCCAGATGTACAATAACTAACAGAATCAATTGTTAGTTTTACACCAGCATTGTGTTGTGACCCAGGCTTTTCTTGGTAGATATAATATTCGTCTACCTTTTCAATTAGTTGTACACCAGTTTCTGGATCTTTTTTCTTTTTAACCTGTTTGACCTTCCGCATCTTTGCAGAGTCAATTGGTCGTATTTCTTGAATTCCAGCCTTAAGATTAGATTCATTTACAACCAAGTGGTGATATAATCTTCCATCAACATACCATCTCCGAAAGATATCATGACCAAGGTCTTTGAAATCCATCATACTTACAATATTGTCAAATTCTTCTTTAATTGTTTTCTTAATCTTATCGGACTGATCTAAATTGTCCATATTAATATCGATAGGCTGTTCTAATTCACTTCCAGAAACAGATTCATTTACAATATCTTCAATTGCAGCATCAACTTCGGGATGCATTGCAACGCCTCGATATTTCATAATCATATTATAGTTATCTTTAGCATCATCGCCGTCAATATTAATATACTGTCCGTAATGTGTTCCTGCAGCAGTTACATATCCTGCGCCGTCATCATCACGTGATGGCACGATTGAGGGCTTTTTCTTTGGATCCTCTATCTCGGATGCAGCCCTTTTAATTTCAAAACCAAATAATTTAATACTTCTATCTGCCATTTAAAAATCCCTTTATAAGAAGGAGGACCGTTAAGTCCTCCTTTTATTATTTATTAAGCAGCTGTACCATCAACTGTTGTCCAGTACTGATACTGGAAGGTAACAGTAAATCTTTCGATATCATCTGTTGTTGCATAAGCAACATCGATTGGTGAAAGATCTGTTGGGTGTGCACCGTTGAAAACGTATTCTTTAATCTTTGCTCCATTACGGTCAAGCTGAGCAATTCTTAAATCAGCTTCGTATGCAATTGGATTAACAAGACCTACATTTTCAGAGTGGCCGCTCATACCTGACATCCAACGTTCCATAGCGTTACGGATTTTGAAATCTGTATCGTTAATAATGGTTGCAGTCCAAACATCGAACGTTCTATCCCCTGCCATCTTGAGCTGACGACCACGGAATGGAACGACAATTGAACCAATTGTTGAACCTGGTAATTGAGCAGCTTCACATAAGAATGAAGATACTTCTGTTTCGTCTGACCCCCCAGCATAAGTTGGGAAGTTAAGTGTTGCTTGGAAAAGATTAGGACGTGCTCCGCCGCCTCTAATTTTTGCCTTAAAATCATCTACGCCTAATACTGCCATTTTCTATCTCCCTTACACTGTGCCTACGACTTCTTCAAAGTCGACGCCAGTTCTCACAGCCACGAAGTTAAGCGTGATGTAATTAACGGAACGAGCCGGCTTGATGAAGATACTTGCAATAAATTCATTGCGGTCAATTACTGCTTGAGTGTTATTTGTTTCATTACAAACGACACTGAAGTCTGTAATACCACGTCTACCTTTTACTTCTCTTAAGACTGGCTCAATAATGTTAACAAATTCCGCTCTTGTAAATTCATCATTGAATTCGAAGAGAACGTTTTCTGCTGCTCTACTAATTGCTCTTTCGAGAACAAGGAAGAGACGACGTACGTTAATACGGTCGAATGCAGAAGGTCTATTCAAACCGGTTTTATCACCGAAAAGAATAACGCCTTGTCCAGGAATGTTAGCAACTGGGTTTACACTTGCTTTGTAAAGAGTGTCTCTTTGAGCTTTTGTTGGCTGATAATCGATTGCCGTAATACCTAAATATTGACCACGTCTTCCACCAGCTGGTGAGAACCAAGGTGCAGCATTACGGTCAGTTGCTGCCATAATGCCAGCAGTAGAAGATGCTGCAGGAACTTGTACATACACGTCGTTAAACTTATCATAGACTTTCAGATAGTTACCATCCATAATAAGATAAGAAGAATTAGTGAATGTATCTGCAGTTGCAGTGATATTAGAAGTAATAGTAGCAGCATTAGTGAGATTAACAACATCGTCTCTCGCTGGAGAAGTCACTGCTACACAATCCTTACGAACTGTACCAGCTGTTGAAATCAGATCATTAACTACAGTTGTTTGGTCTGTTGTCGTTGTCATCCCAGGTGCGATTAAGAAATCAACTTCTACTTGATCTTTGTCTTCAAAAAGATCAAACCCAGTTGCATATTGTGCAGTGCCTAATGTGCCAGAGTTAACGCCAGAATCAAAATCATAGTTAACAGTTCTGACGTTGCTATCTAAGAAGGTTTTAGCTGTTCCTGGAGTTAAAGCAGTTCCTGCATTATTTGTAGTAGCAAAGGCAGAGTCAAACTGCACCATATGAACATATTCAGATCTTTCATTAATAACATCTATCACATAGTTAGTAGATCCATCATTATTTTTAGCATCAGAAGCTACCGAAACATATGGATATGTTTCAAGAACTGTTCCTTTAGTACCAGTTAAAGTCCCGTTGAGGTCTACAACTGCTACATGAATTTCATCGCCTATGCCATCTCTGTTTATAGCGTACTCTGAAGTTCCTGGTCTGCCATCAAAAGATGATTTATAAGTCCAATTATCAAATGCAGCTGCTGAATCAGAGAAGATTGAAACACGTAAGCTATTTCCAAGATCACCTGGGAAACGTGCTACAAAAGTATGAAGGTCTGAATCCAGAGCAGACTGACTTTCATCAAAATTAGTTTTATTTTTAACTAATGGTTCATCAATAGTTAATCGACTCGTAAATGAGTTGCTGGCGCCAATACCAGAATCATCATAGTTTGTTGGGTTTGTGGCTGTCGAAAAATTATAAATTCTATTGACGCCTACTCCCGATCCAGGAGAATCTTGAGCAGAGTCTCCAAGACCATTCCAAACTATTCTGCCAGTTGAAGTTGTTTGCGCACGAGCATTTTTAGCAGCGCTATCAACAGCTCTTACGACTTGAAGTGAATTAGAATAGCGCAAGAATTGAGTTGCGCTAATAAAATCGATATTTCTATTGTTAAGTGTGTCCGGGGATGCAAACGTTTCAGCAAGACCTGCTTCGTTTGAAACCAAAGTCCTCTGTTCGACTGGTCCCCATCTAAAATTTCCTACATATGCGCCGGTAGATGACTGAACGTTGGGCACTCCGCTAGTCAGATCTACTTCTTTGACGACAACCGCAGGAGATTCGGACGGTGTAAATAGTGCCATTTCTTTTTCCTTTTTCGGTTACTAATTATATGTTCTCATAATACGGTTATCTTCAATTTCATGTTATTTATAATATTTAGAAATTTGGGTCGTATTCTACCTGCCAATGAAACTTACCTTCATTTTCTAATTTTTCAATTTCATCGCTTGCATCATCAATAAATCCGAATGGAACAATATCATCTTCTATTTCTTTCATTTGCTTTTTAAAAATCATATCCTTTAAATTAATATCAGTCATATCACCAAAGTATTGCGATGAACTAAAGTAACCAAACATAACTAAATTCATCATTAAATCATCATGGTTACCAGTCGATGCCTCGTACGATTGGCCTTTTGCAATAAACGTAGATATTTCTAAGATAGTATTTTCATCTATAACTTCAAGTTTATTATTTTCTAATATATCTTTAATCGCAGAACAACCAAGTCTTTTGGTTTTACGTGTCATTTCAACACCAACAGCATTTGCCTTGATTGCTGATTCTACATGAACATTTTCATATTCTAAATCTTGATAGAGACCATTACAAACCAATGAACCTTGATCATTTGATTCAATTACAACATAAGCACTATTATAAGACTTTGCGTACTTATAAATAATATTTGGGAAGAGCAAAGGAGAGATAGTGTTATTGCGATATACAGCAACCTGTGCAAACGGGCGAACGCTAATATCGATCAAATTAAATGTAGAGTAGTCCTGACCTCTTCCCTTGCTTACATCGACAGTCATAATATAGTCATGATCTTTTTCAGGCTGTTTGTAGATAAGTAGGTCACCACCTTCCATATATTTTTTTGGTGGCTTTGCTCTTAGACCCATTAATGTTTCTGCATTAATCAGTGTATCACCAGTACCAAAGAATGTGTTACCAAATTCCTGGTCAAACTGTAGTTGTGATGTATTTGCTACAGTTTGTTCTTTCCATTCTTTATCTCTTCCTGGTACATCCCACCAGTCAACACGGAATGGTTTAAATTCGTTTACTCCTTGTGTCGCGCCTTCCCAGATTTTATAAAACGTATTTCCGATTCCATTTGCCGTAGATGTAACGATGATCTTGGTGTCTTTACCGGAAGATACAACTGGATAAGTAGAAGTATAGAACTCAGCAGCACGCTCGACAAAAGCAAACTCATCCAAGTAGAGTAGGTTGACAGAAAGACCACGGATAGAACTACCAGATGTAGCAGCAGCGATAATACGAGAGTTGTTGGAAAACTCAAGTGATCCTTTGTTAAGGGCCTTTGTACCCGGTTGCAGAAAGAATGGGATATTCTCAAGCATGAGTGTAACCCTTGAAAGCATTTCCCTTGCAGTTGCTCCTTTGTTTGCAAGAACTGCAACTGTTTTTTCTGAATGGAAGAGCGCAAACCAGAGAAGGTAGGCGCAGGCTGAAATCGACTTCCCAGACTGTCGACAAGCAAGTACCACATTGAAACGATGTTCTTGGAATTGCTTAAACATTTTTCTTTGATAAGGGTATAGGTCGAAAGGAACCAATCCTCGATCGAGTGATATAACTTTACAATATTTTTCGGCAAAGTAAACTGGATCATTCATACACCTCGCATATTCTTGTACGGAATCCTGTGTCCACTCCTGTAAAACACCATCACGTTTTACATTTGGATTCCCTAAATAATTTTCATTCTGATTTGGGAGTGACATCAATTATATCTTTCTCATCTTGTAATAATCTCTGCAAATCAGCAGTCGATCCAAGAAATACATTATTTGTTGTATTTCCTGCAATCTGTTTCACTTCTTCTTGATTGATATCTTTGTTCTTTTTGTTGAGATCCATTAACTTATCGTTTACATCAGATAAGTTCTTAATCATGCCAGCTAATACTTCGTACGCCCGCGGGTGCTCGGACGATCGCGCGACTTCAATCATATCCTCAAGTGAAGCACGACCTTTTTCTAATAGATCGTAATAGGTTTCTCTAGAATATTCATAATCTGATTTAATATTTTTTTCATCAACTGTCATGAGCTATCGCTTAATAATGTTATAGTATTTGTAAATCCAAAGTCACTATCTGCTAATCCAATAGTCGATAATGGGTTTGGCGCTGTATCAATTCTTTCAAGTGCAATATCAGAATCATTTCCTCCTGCCCCAATATCGAAAAGAGTTGTCTTTGCTTGACGAATAATATCTCCAGTATTTATTGCGCCATAGAAACTGACTTTCATTTCAAAGTCAAGAGTATAAATGATGGTACGTCTTTGTTCTAATCCGCCTTCGAAGTCATCAGCAAAACTTAATCCTTGTATAATAATTGGTATATCTTCTTTAAATGTAGCGTATTCCTCACTGAAAGGTTTAATCGTAAGAGTATACTGTGGATTAAATGTAGGAAGAATCTGCTCTACAATTTGTAAAGCATCGTCCTGGTTTTTTGCATATACATTTAACTGAAAGTTAATATTATATGGAACAGGTGAATAAAATTTTTGGCGGTTAGTATTTGCTGTACCAACTGTATTAAAATTACTTACTTTTGTTAGCTGTCTTTGTGTATCATACGCGAAAGAAGTAATTTCAAAAGACATTCTTGGAAGCTTTATTGCTACCTGCGTATTATTATAAAGATCTGGATTTTCTCTTATTCTTTCAAGATACTTTTGTTTTGGCGCATAAGAAAGAGGAACTTGAATTTGGCTATTTGGCCTTACAACATAAATGTTATTAAATAATTTGCCAAAAATAGCTACACATGTTCTAACTTTTTGATGATAAAAATGGGTACCAAACATTAATTATTCTCCGGATCGCCAAACGGGTTATCTTCACTAAAGTCAAGGAAGTCGTCAGCAAGAGTACTAAAGTCATCATTCTGCTCGTTCGAAGAAATACGATTATCTTCAGTAATCGAGCTAACAGTCATATCTGAATCAGCATCTCTTCGATCACCTGTAATTGTAATTGTGCCAGTCGTAAATTCGTGATACTTATTATCGCTTGTATCGATATGTACAAGGTGGAGAAGCTTATCAGAATCAGACCATTTTGTAATTTCACCGGAAATAGTTACTCCACTTGAAAGTGTTTGTGTAGCTGTTTCACCTGGTACAATAATACTACTTGCTTCATCAAGTTTCAGTAGATATGTGTATGCATATTGCTTTTCAATATTATCGATAGCATCAACACCTGTATCAAGATCCTCATCATTATATTCAAAGAGTTGTGCACGTAGTTTATAAACTGGTAAGTTACTTAACTGATAAAAAGGTTGTTCATGCTCAACATGCATAATTTGGAAAAGCTTATTTGAAAGTGGGAGAAAAATTAAATCGCCTTCGAGTGGACGAACTGATGTTACACCGTTATCCATACGTGCAACTGTTTGTGTCCATCTACGACGTGATACAACGAATGTAGCTTCATCTCTAATTTCTACACCGAATCGTGTAAAGAGATCGCCTTCACCTTCAAATCCTTCAATATTTTCAATATACATTTCAATTTTATGTGAAGAATTAAAACGTGATGGTATATCGTCACCAAAGATTTTATCTTCAGATACAATATCTCTTGGAATATAATAAACGTCTTGCCCATAAATCTTCAGAGATTCAATGACAATATCTTCATAAAGATTTTGTTCTGATCTAACCTTATCAGTAAAGTATACGTTTCTTGCCATTCGATTAACCTATAAAGAAGTCAGGTGGCATTTCATGTTCCATCCGAAT